TAATTCAATACTAACTACCACGCCCAAATCCTGTAGCAGTATAACTAAATGTTTTATCCTGTACAGCGTTACCAGCATTTAAAAATTTTATATTAAAACCACTACCTGAAATACTTGTAATTTCAAATCTATCTGTGCCACCAAGATCATTTGCTGTAATACCAATACTTGGCAACTGTGTACCTGCCCCAACACTTGTTCCAGCTTGACCTGTAAAGAATGTTTGGTCAAAAGTTATATCAAGTCCTGATGCTGATGTGCCAGAAGAAATATTTGACCTTTGTTCTGTTCTTCTATCTAGTTCTGCTGTATATCCTAGCTGATCAATTTCTATAGATTGTGCGGGGTCATCTGAATCCATTTCACATCTAAATTTAAAACCACGCCCAACATAAGTACCATTTACAAAAGGATTAAATCTTGAAAAGTTTGCTCCATATGTACAAGCAGTTCCACTTGATATTGTCGCACTTGTAGCAGAAGTAACTGTAAATGTGCTTGTACTTGGAACAGTTACAATTTCATAATTACCATCTGTGGCAGAACCAGCAGTAAAATCTATAACAACAAAATCGCCTACAGAATATCCATGCGAACTCTTTGTAATTGTTATTGTCGTACCGCTTTGCCCATAAGTTGCTGAAGTAGATAAGTCAGGGTCAAGATCAGTTGTAGCAACTAACAATGATGCCCCAACATCAAAGGCAGTAGCACCGTCAAAATCAGACCATGT